AGCTTTAACCTGCTTGGTGTAGTTCATGGCACGTGCCAACGACTTGGTGTAGCGCGAAGACAGGCTGTCATACAGGTTATCTTCCATGGCTTCCTCAGTAATGGAAAAACCCATACTGATTGTTTCATGGTCGAAACGCTGTGTGAAGCTTTCCTGAGCCGTATCATACGATAGCGCAGCGCCTTCAGTTTTCACTGGAGCCGCTCCAAAACCGGATAATTTGGTCTCTTCTTCGAAGCTACGTTCTGAACTCTCGGCAGAATAGCACTCCAAGTGTTCGTCCGTATATTTGTCGTACTCGTCTCCAAACAGGGCATTAAGGCCCGGCAGGAGTTCCTTGAGCAGTTGTGCTCTTGAAATTGCAGCCATTGGTCAATGCTCCCTTATGTGCCAAGCGCGAGGTCATACTGATGAATGTCAGCATTCCAGATGACCAAGAGGTCAGTGAAAGCGTCTCCGACAGAACTGTCGGGTCCATCAACAAAGTCGATAATCCGCAACGGGAACGTATTAGTCGTTGCCGGGGTGGAGTTATCAACAGACAATACTGACTTGCCAATGTTGGCATTGCCAGCGACGTAGGTGCTGACCTCAATGTTCAGACCAAGCTGGGTCTGAGCAATGGTGTCGGCGCACTGAACCTGCATCACAATCCGAGGATCATCAGCAATGTGAGCCAGAACATCCGTTGCCGAGGTGGACGCGGTCCACATCTGGCTATGGAGCTTATAGTTCAAGCTTGGGTCAGTGTAATTACATCCTTGGAAAATCCCGATAGGACGTGTCGAGGTTGCTGCAACGTCGAGTTCGATAGTTCCGGCTGCAACCAATTCTGCGACATCACCCCAAAACATGGAGGTGCCGTATGAGTTGGTCAGCTTGAGTTGGCGGAACGAACCATTGTCGTATCCACCAAGTCTGTTCACCGGAACAAATCCGTAAGGTGCTGCTACTGCGGCCATCTTACTGTTCCTTCTACAAGTGTTGTGCGAACGAAGTTATCTACGTCCGCGACCAACGCCGAATGTCGTTTGGGATGTATGCTCCGTCTCCAGAAGCGGCATCCTTGGGTCATTCTCGCGCATGAAGTTTTGATCCACGCTCTTAGCTTGATCCGACGCCATGTTGGCGTAGTACGTTGCCCGAGACTGAATTTGCTCGGTCAGCGCCTTGCACAACATGAGCCCGCCAATAACGATGTTATTCTCGAAACGGTCGGTACTGTCATTCACGTCGCTCATGATCATCATCTCAGGATGATCTGACGCCAGACAAGGCTCCCAGCCTTCTCGATATCGCATTGACACATTCCGGTTATCCATCTCGCCTAGCGACGAGGTGCGTACCCAACGGAACTCATATCCGTCTTGTGGAATAGGGTCAGGCAAATTGGATGGGGGACGGTAAGCTGTCACCCTGTCCTCAGTTTCACGTGTCTCTAGGTCTCGCTCTTTTGGAGCGGTGCGCGGTGCGGTACTAGCCATTTGACATTTCCTTTGCCACTTGCGCTGCGTAACGCTTATTTGATAACCCAAGGCGCTTTGCGAGGGCGACTTGTGTTCGGGTAAGCTGCACTTTGCGCGAGGAATTACCGCCTCGTGTCGGTCCACCAACCGGAGTTGATGATTTCTTCTTATGGGTCACAGCCGAGGGTCTTTCCCCGTTACCACGTTGGTCCCCATCAGAAGTCTTACCCGAGAACTTAAACTCAGGGAATACAGTCCGCATCCCTTTGTCGATCTCGGCGTAATACTCTTCGTGAATTTGAGGGTTAAATCCACGTTTAACTAGTTGCTGGTGCAGCCCCACCGCGTATCCGGTCATATCCGGGTGGTCTGGGTGCTGATACCAGTCGTTGTTGGAGTTTAGCCAATTCATGGCCCGGATATCCACCGGAGGTCCCTGATTGGCCTGTTGCTGTTGGGCTTGAGGCTGCTGAACCTGTTTGCCCTGCGCTTGAGCTTGTGGCCTCTGTAGGCGCTCTGCGTCGGCAAGCGCTTTGACGCGCTCGGCGTGGAGCCTACTGAGGTTTTCTTGAGCCTCCAGAAGAGCGTCTGTCTCGCCGCCCTCGTAGGCTTCTTTGAACTGTTGCCGGGCGGCTTCTAGCTCGGCGTCCGACCGCGCTCCATATTGCTCGATCAATACTGTGTTGGAGTTCTCCAAGCTCTTGCGAAGCGCGTTATTGTCAGAGGACACCTGCTCGGCGTACTTGACGGCTTCTTCGCTCTGCTTGACGGCGCTCTCTTTGGCGCGGCGCTCTTCGTGATACTCGAACTTAACCGCCTTTATCCGTTGCTGGGCTTCGTTTCCATAGCTCCTGACTTCTCTTTCGAACTCATCGCTATCAACGTCAACACGGTCACCAGCGGGGCGGGCGGCATTACGATCTTCTTCAGGCGTATCCTCGACTATCTCGACCTCAAGCTCAGCCCCGCCACCGTCTTCGTCGGGATCAGGGAAGCTGTCTGGGTCTTCGAACTGCTGTTCAGGGTCTGGCGTTGTCATGCTCTGGAGTATCCTCTTGGGTCCTCAACGACTGCTTGCACTGTGTCATCGTTGATAAGACGAAATTCTTGCCCGTGAATATGAAAACGGACCCCTTTGTAGGCCCCGATTAGAACAAAGTCCCCTTTCTTACACCACGGCTCTTCTCCAAACCGCTCTTTGTCGTTGTAGCACTGGTCCCCCATGTCAAGGACCAAGCCAATCACATTAGATACCTGCTCGATGTCTTTGGTCACGTCTGCTTTGAGGAGGCCCCCGGCGGTCTTCTCTTCGACTTCGGGGATACCGATTAACATCCGCCACCCTTTGGGCTTTGGTAACTGGAGCGCGTCTCTACCCGGAAGCTCCGAGGAGGGTCCGTCTTTTAGCTTGGTCACGGTGGCTGTACTGGTCATGTGTCTTGTTGTTCCCGTTTATCAGCCTCTTCAACAACATCTAGAAGGGCTCGTTCGGCTCTTGCGAAGCCCTCGATTACCCCCACGTACTTGGCGTAAGACACTGCTATTTTGCCCGCATCGTCTTCAGCCAAACATGATCCATCGACCATGCTGTCCGCGATGTCATTCATCTCCTGACGGAGCCGAAGTTTGTAAGTCTCTAAAATATTACTGGCCAATGTTTAAAACCTCAACTGTTTTCTTTGTTTTTGTTCTCATTTTGCCCCGACTGTTCCTTCTGGCGCCGGAGGTCTATAAACCGGGTGGCTCTGGTTGTAGAGGCCTGTACGTGTGCTGTCTCTATCGTGGCCTCTGTTTGTTCGTGTGCGCTCTCCGCTTGCATGGCTGCGCGGCCTGTATTTACTAATTCGCGCTGGGTAGCCATTTTCTCTTGAGAAGCGATGCGTTCGCGCTCGATCTTGTCGTCTTCGATCCCTTGAGCGACATCGACACCCATTCTGGCACCCGCTTGTTTCTCTTGAGATTGGATGCGTTCCTTCTCTGTAACGAGCTTCTCCATCTCCATGAGCATGTCCAATTTGCCCTTCTGCATGTCCATACCCTGACCCATGCCGTACATCTTCTCCTTGGACTTGATCTGCTCCATCCCCAGCAGCGCCCTGAGACGATCCGCGAGGCCCTTGCGCTTGACCTCGGCCATCTTGGTCTCGGCCTCTGCTCTCTGGAGTTGTAGGACAGGATCATTCTGCTGCTGCGCGTTCTTCTGAGCCTGAACCTCGGCCAAGTCCTTCTGTAGGACCTTGTCGGCGGCGTCGGCCACCAGCTTGGAAAGCTGGACCTCTGCCTCCGGCGGAAGGTTCTCGTCGTAGGCTGGCATTGGTACGCCAAGCTGCTTCTCGATCTCCCGGCGATACTGGAACGCCACGTGTTCTTGGATATGAGCAGCACCCGCCGCCGCGATAACAGGCGCTGCGGGCGATTTACTGATGATGGCCTGTATCTTGGGGTCCTGTGACGCCGCCATGTGAACTCTTATGTGGCTCTCGTGATCCTGATAGATATGCGCCTTTATTGGCTCGCCAGTAATCAGAGCCATATTCTCCGCCACCGGGTCCATCGGCTTCATCTCATCGTCTAGCGGAATAATCTTGTCCATGTTGTCCGCGCCCATGGCATCCGCCATCTGGCGGTGGAGCAACTTGAGATCATAGATATGAGGCGCGGACTGCGATAGTTGTAGCAGTCCTTGGTTGGTCATGATCCGCTGCGCCATGGTGGAGGCGTTCGGATTGGAAATAGGCAGCACGTCTACGCGCTCGTCGTAGTCCTGAGCCCTGCTCGCGCCTTCCTCCACGTCGTACTCGTATTCAGCGGGCTGATGTTCCTTGACCAACTCCGCGAGCAGATTGAACTCCACTCTCATCGACGCATGGATACGGGCGTGAACGCTGGACATGACCTTCATGCCGCGCTCCATGATTGCCAGCGTGGTGCCGACCGGGGCTTGGTTGTCCATCTCGGATATCTTCACGTCGGCGATGGACGCGATATTCCGCCCTTCCTCGACAATCGAGCCCAGTAATTGGTACAGGACCGCAGATGGCTCTTTATATGGCACAAACGTGATGTTATCCTTGATCGCGCCGCCCGGAACGTCCACGTCGCGGAACTCTCCGGGTCTCAGGGGGCTGTCGTCACCCTTTATTCGTAACCCTCGGGCCTTGAGCCCTGCGGGGAGGTTGGACAAGGTCCCGGCGTCCACCAACTGCCTCAAGATAGATGTCGAGGACTTGGCAATACCGCCCAGTAAGTGGATCATGCCGATGCCGTAGAACCCGAAACCAGGAAGGTATTTGTAGTCTACGAAGTATTCGTGCTTCACTTTCTTGGGATCGCTCGTCGTCCAGTTCCGGTAGATCGACAGGACTTTGGCTGATGACTGGTCAATAGTGACGATGTAGGGCAGCATTATGCCTGTCTCGTCATTATCCTCATCCACGTCCTCATAGCCCGGAAGCTCAAGATCAGCGTGAACCTCCAGCAGCGTGTGTCGGTCATCCCGCTCAACGGTGGGCGTCAGCCCTGCGACCTTGTCCTCTTTCTCCTCGATGTCGGAGTATTCAGCAGTGGGCTTGGGGATATCGATGTCTCTGTACATCCCGGCATGTTGTTTCTTGAGGAGGTCGTTCGGCCACGTCTTCATGACGTGGGTGGCGCGGGGGCATGTGCGGATGTTGGTTGTACCGTAGGCCACCACAAAGTCGTCCGCCATGATATAAGGCGCAGTCTGGCGCTCCAGTTGACCGTCGTAGTAGACTTTTTTGAATGCGGACCCGGCAACACTCAGATTGAGGAGCATCTGCTCGTGCTCGGCTCGGTATTCAGGCATAACCTCAATGCACTGGTAGTTCATATCCTTCTGGACGCGCCTAGCCTGTGCCGTCTTCTCGGGGGTGGTTTTACCCACAACCTTGGTCAGCACCGGACCTGACGCAGGGAACGTCTCCATCATGGCCTCTGCCACAAACTTGATCACGGCCTCTGTGAGGATGGGGTGGAACACGCCAGACGCGCCAGCCCAAGGCTGTGTGCGCTCCTCTATCTGTAAGCCCAACAGCGAGAGCCCCTTGATATAAGCCTTCTCCCAGTCGGCACGGGATTTCTTGTCGTCCTTGAACGCCTGAACCAGTTCAGAGCCCAGACTGTCCAAGTCCTTGTCGTCCATGAACTCAGCGAGGTTGGCCTCGTGCTCTTCGCCTCCTTCTTGCTGCGCGGCTTCAGGATCGAAGTCAACGACGACGCCGCCGTCCTCCGTTCCTTCTTCGCCTACAAGCTCAAAATCGACCGCCTCTTCACCCGAAAGATCGACCTCAACCGCCGTGGTGTTGGCGATCTCGAACTCGGTCTGTGGTATTAATCTCTTATCGATGGCCATGACGCCCCCTAATAATATTCATACTTTTTGATGGGTAGTTCTTGGAGGTTGTCTTCCTCTTCATCGCGAAGAGTTTGGACAAAGCCCCCCTGACGATACCGTAGTAATGCCTGAGTAGAACAGTCCACAT